CCGAAACGCTTCCGCTTGGTGTTGGTGACCTGGATCGACGCCTACCATTCCGGCGGCTGGAAATCGGAACCCGACACGGTTGGCGAGCGAATGAATCAGCACACGGCCGGGTTCATCGTGCGAGAGTCGCGTTCTTTCATCCACGTCGCGCAGACGATCGACACGCAGGAGCACCCGAGGTTTTCGGATACAATGTGTATCCCTCGGAGCACCGTGCGGCGAATCCGACGATTGTCATAATCGCTATGGCTCGCGGCACCGGCAACTACCCCCGACCGAAAGACGCCCAAGGTCGACGCCTGTTCGCTCCCTACGGCCATAACACAACCATCCGCAAGTTCGGCCATCTCCTGACCTGGAACGAGATGAACGGCCGCGAGCGCGCGATTACCCGAAAGCGACTGCAAGGCTGCCACACCCGGAATCGCTACTGGAAGGCGCACGGGTATCCGAATCTGGTGAAGGCGCGCGCGACTGCGGCCGAGAACCGGAGGAAGCGACTCGAGGCGGGAATCCTGCCGGCGAAGAGAAAGAAGCGGCTCGATCGCGTGGTGGCCGGTGAAGTGAAGGCGGTAGATATCTACGAGGTCAAGGCGGCTGAGATTTACGGCCGCGGCAAGGAAGAGCGCAGGTTGAACCCGATGCTTGGCGGTCTGGTCGCGACCGGCCTTTACGATCCCGAGTACCTAATGCGGCGGGAGATGCGGATTTTGGACGTGATGTCGAGGTGTCCGGTATGACGACGCGAGAGCAAATCGCTTAGGTTGAAAAGGAACCTTGCCAGTGCGTTAATTGTCACGCCTGTCGGGGGAGCGGGTATTTTCGAGTCAGCGATCTATCTCAGCCCGAGGGCTACGATCTCGAAACCTGTTATTCGTGCGACGGTAGCGGGCTCGAAAAGGTTTGTGAGCGGTGTTTATTTCTCGAACAATTAGATGCGGAATTAGAATTCGATAATTCCGAGAATATTCGAAATTAATTCCCCGATTTGCTATCTCGTGCGCGTTGTGAAATAAATCCGCGCAGAGGGAAAGCCGATGAAAGAATTCGATCCGATCGAAAGCAACGCCGTTCATGCCTCGATGGAATTGACCAAGCAGTACACGGATCAACACCGCGGATGTGAACCGGTAGAATTCGCGGCGGCATTCGCAGCCATTTACGCAGGGGTTCTTCAGGCTATTAACGACGGACGAAAATAAAATGCCGACCGACGAACCCGATGAACCCCAACGCGGCGCTCTTCCCGGTCGAACCGGTGTTGCGATCAACGTCAGCGTCGAGGGCGTGGTCGAGCGCGGCTTTCGTCCTGGCCAAGGAGCATCGAACCCCGACTGGAATTCGGGTGAAAATAATCTCGGGATATATCGCGACCCGGCCGAAGTAGCTTGGGAGCGACAGGAGCGCGCAAACCAAATGAGTGCAGCAGAGAACCCAGAGAATCAGGAACAGATTGATCGAGCGGGCGAAGTCGATCCCGAAGCGGAAGCCCGTCATCAAAGTCAAACCGACGCAGGACCGGAGGTACGGCCAAATGGAAGCGCCGCGGTGCAGCAATCCCAAGTGCCCAAGCGTAAGAGGGGGAGACCGCCGAAAAGCCAGTCGAATGAAGGTGCTGGAGCGTCCGGAGGCGATCACGTTCATCTGTCCGACGTGCGAGGGCGTAGAGACCCAGACCCGTCTAAACTTCAAACGGCTCGTGAACCGGCAACTAATCGCGGAAGGGAAGTTGCCCGCAAGCCGGGCAATCTAGCGATCCGGCCGAAGAATGGCACATCCGGAACCGAAGTCTGGGGCGAGGCTCAGCGCAACCAGGTCATCTTGGGCTTTCAGGCGTTCGATCGATTCATCGAGGAAGCTCCAGTCGATGATTCGACGGTTTTATTTAACGATATATCTCGAAGGGTTATTGATGCTGGAAACCGGATCGAGGAGCGCCGTCAGGAGGAAAAGCGCACCGCGAACTGCTGTCGGTTCTGTGGCCACGAGTTCACTTATCGCGGATCGGACACTCCGTTCGCACGGAGACCGTTCGATCTGGCAAACGGCGTGATCGAGGTCGTAATCGCGTGCCGACGAAGCAAATGCGTTCAGGAGTTCGACGATTACGTGAACGACATGAGCATGAGCACGAAGACACGCGAGCACCTGCACGAGTAGGGCGATGGACATCGAAAAGCCGTCAGAAAAGGGAACGTTGATCGTATCTAAGATCAAACTCCTTCCGCTCGCCCCCTACGGCCCGCATCGCGTCAAAGGATTCCTAATCGCGCACACCGCTGAAGGCCCGGAGGTCGTCGGCGACATGACGCTCGAATGCGACGATCTGGCGATGCTCGAATTCGCGCTGATCGAATTCCGTAAGGGCGTCTCGAACTCGCTGAAACAGATCGCCGAAGAGATCAAGGCCGCAAAAGTCGGAAAAGTGATCGAGCAGGTTAGCACCGAGACGGTACGTCGATTCACGGGGAAAGGCTGATGCCCGACGAGTTCGAAAGGTTGCGAGACACGATCAAGACCGGCCTTCAGAGGAACGGGCAGTTAGCTCGCAGTGGCGACGAGATCGCGATGATACTCGACAACCAGCGCGAAATGCTGGCGTGCCTTGCGACTCTCGCGCGCGGCGGGATGCTGCCGATTTCGATCGCTAAGGATTTGCAGGAGCGCGCGAAGAAGATCACAAAGATTTTGGAGGGTTGAATCATGCAAGATAGCCGACCTTGCCCGGGTTGTGGTTGTACCCTCTACTATGAGTACGAACCAGCCGAGGTCTCACCCGATCGGATGGTTGCGATGACAATTCGTGGCGAACATCGAAAAGGCTGCTCTCAGATACCGGTACGATTTAATTGTCAGCCAGTGACGGTTCCTTTCTCCAAGTCGGTTGAATGAAACTTGACTACAGCCGCGTCCGCCAGTTCGTCCGTCGCCTGAAGATTCGCGACAAAAGCAAGAATCTGGTCAGCTTTCATCCGAATCCCTGCCAACATCGGTTCCTCGATCTTCTCGAGCGGATGGCGAACGAGCACCGACCCCCGCGCGTCATCATCGACAAGTCCCGGCGCGTTGGTATCTCGACGATCTGCATCGCGCTCCTGAACGTCCAGTGCTGTGCGGCGGAAGCAATGGAGACTCGCGTGCTCGCGCACACCGGCGACACCAACCAGATTCTTCTCAACATCGCGAAGGGGATGCACCAATCGATCGGACTGCCGGCCGACTGGCGCCGAAGCAAGTCGCTACTCTACGACGTGGACGAAGTTAATTGCTCGAAGATGACGGTTCAGACGGCGAAAACGACGGCGGGCGGGCGCGGTGGCGGATTCACGGCGCTACTCGCTTCAGAAGCCGCCTGGTACGAGAAAGAAGGATCGTTCCTTTCGCTGCTGCCTACGCTGCCCCGCGAAGAGAATTTCTATGCGTTCATCGAAAGCACCGCGAACGGGCGCGAAGGAATCGGTGAGGACTTCTACGAGACGTTCCTATCCGCGATGCGCAAGGAATCGGAGTTCGAAGCGTTCTTTGTGCCTTGGTTTGAAGATCCGACGTGTCTCGCAGACCCGATCATTCTGAGCAAGCCGACCGACACCGACAACGCCAAGGAAGAAAAAGAGATCCGGGCGAAGTTCAATCTCACCGATCAACAGATGGCGTGGCGACGACTTGCTTACATGAATGAGGCTGAGGGTTTACTCGCGAAACTTCACCAGGAATTCCCGATATCGTGGGAAGAAAGTTTCATTTCGAGCGACAACCCAAGTTTCGACAAAGCCGAAATCGAGCTCGCCCAGAAGCACGTCAAACCGCCGCGGTATCGGTGTAACCTGATTCGAACCGCCGACGGTCGAATCGAAATGAGCGGCCGTGGACCTTTCAAGATTTGGGAGCGCCCTCGCCCGGGCCACGAATACTATGTAGGTGCCGACGCAGCTCGCGGAACCCTTCACGGAGATTTCGCTTCCGCATGCGTCTGGAACGGCACGACTGGCGAACAGGCGGCAGCTTTTCAGGAACGCGCCGGGGTGGACGAGTTCGCCGATCTCCTCGACAAATTAGGCCGCTTCTATAATAACGCCATGATGAATCCCGAGACTTCGTGCAATCTCGGCAACACCGTTATGCAGAGGATGGTTAAGGATCTTAAATACCCGCGCTGGTACTGGTGGCAGGGACGCGATGATCAGAATCGGCCGAAAATCTCCAGTCGCCCGTCGCTCGGCTTCGAAATGAACGCGCGCACCCGGCACATGGTCATGCACCACTTCCGGATTTCGCTGCGTGATGGCGACGTGATCGTTCACGATGAAGAACTAGTGTCGCAGATGAAGCTCGCGACCTGGACCTTCGGCCTTCGCTGGGATGTGACCTATGGGCACGATGACGTTTTGATTTGCTCGCTGGTGGGCTGGATCGCGCGAATCCAGTTTCCACCGCGAAAGCGAATCGTCGGGAACGCGCGCGCACTGGAACTACCAGACGATCCAGCACAGCCAGATACGATTCGCGATCTTGGTCCGATTGCGGTTGCGCACCGTGAGAAAGTGATGAGTCGGTCCAGTTGGCGGGAAAATCAGGAGGCGAACTGATGGAAGGATGGCATGTACTATTAGAGAATCAGGCGGTGGCGAAAATACCCATAATGCATCTAAGTCAGTGTTCGGAACGCCTACAGGCTGAATACGCGCCTCAGACGGCTGGGTTTGTCGGAAAGCGAATAAATCTTGCGCTGTCGGTTGTGAGCGTCGAGATTCTTGACCGGTCCTTGCCGTCTCTCGCCGATTTTGAGGCCGCTCATCGTGGCGACTAGACTTGCAGCCCCGACCGAAGAAGAACTCGCCGAGCGCGAACAGGAGATCCTTCGCAAGCAGCGGGAACGGGAGTTCGATGAAAACCGTAAAGCGATCGAGGCGCAGCAGGCGCGCGGATCGGCGCGCACTAGGCGAGCATTTCGAATCGCCACGCCGCCGCTCAGCCGAGGTCCGCATGAACTCCCTCCACCCGAACCCGAAGATGAGAAGACCCCGGCGGAGCATCTGCGCGAAGTGAATGATCGACGGCCAGCGCCAACGGCACCGGCGAACGAGATGCAGCCGGGAAAGAAATCAAAATTTGACGTGCCAGATGCGCGCACTGCCGCGACGGTCATCAAAACATTGGGCGTGCTCTATGTCGAGGACCGCAAGACCGATCCGAAAAAGGCTTTCGAAAATCTGCGTAGCGCCATCATGTCTAACCTCGATCTGTTGCTACCGGCGATGCCGCAGATTAAACAGATGTTTGAACTTCTACAGATTGGGGAGCCAGCCGCCGAGAAGGAATCGAAAAACGGGAAGGCCGAGAGCATCGCGGAAGGGATGAAAAATCTAAGGAACTTTTTGCAGGGCGAAGACGAGTGAAAAGAAAGCGCGGCCATATCTGCGGTATCTTTCTTAGGTATGCTCCGCTTGAACCTCATTCACTGACTTGCGTGAAGTGTCGTGGCCGCTTTCATCGTGGGCAACTATTCGTATCAGATCAGACCCGCTTGTTTCATCTGACTTGCTATTCTGTCGTGACAATCGAAGGGACGCATAAAATCGGTGAACCGTTTCGGGGCGCTATAGAGAATGGCAGCAGCAGTTCAAATCAGTAACCGCCGGACTCTGACGCCCGAAATGCAGGTCGTCGGCATTCTCGACGAACTTCAGACCTACGCTACCCAAGGCCGCAACAAGTCTCTCGGTGAAGGATTCTTCGAGGAAGCGGATCGCTTCTACCAGTTCAATCTTCCGGTCTCGCGAAGTGCTAGCTATCGGCCGCTCATGCGCCTGTCCGAAGTCCAGCGGTTGATCATCCAGGAAGCGAACGAGATCACTTCACCGATCCCGAAATTCTTCATCACCAAGCAGGGCCAGCGCGATAAGGAACGCGAGAAGGCGTTTCAGTCGAATTGGGTCGAGCATGACTATGGGCTGGAACTTCTGATCGCCGAGATTCACGCCGGCATCTCCGGTTGCGGTTTCATCCAGCCGTTCCTCGATCCAGTGGCAGAGAACGGATTCGGAGCCGCGAAAATTCGAGCACGCCATCCTCGATCGGTCTACCCAGACCCCGGCGCACTTGATGACTCGGAGTTGAACTATCTGATCTTCGAAGATTACCGTACAGTCGAAGAACTCCGGGCGATGTTCGGCGCGCGCGTCACAAAGGAATTAAGTCTCAAGCGTGAAGTCGCCGGAGCTGGTAGTAGCCGGTTGCCGCGGTTCACGAACGAAACCTATCCGTCGCACGGTTTGCAACTGCCGTATGGACCGATGCGAAGCATGGGACCGCTCGCGGGCGGTGCCTTTGGGTTGATGGGACCAGGGGCTGGTCGAATACGGCTCCGGACGATGTTCATTCAGGACTCGACCGCAGCCCCCTTTAATGACGAGCTCGCACTCCGACTGATCGAACGAAAGTTGATGCCGGAGCCCGGAGTGC